TTTTCAGTAAGGGGTTCAATAGTTTTTAGATGGTCTAAGTTAATTGGTTTCTTCCTACGCATCTGCTTTGCAGTCATGTTAGTGTTAGGAGTCTTACGCTTACGGGCAGCAGGCATATCAAGTATATCGTGAAAGGTTTGCTCGGGGGTGTTCTGATTGAATCTTAGACATTACTTCTTTGAAACCGTCAGATTGTTTGGGTTTACCATAGGTAGTGCCAGCGATACCCGCTTGCCAATCCTTATCCCAGTCAGGGTTGTCTTTTCTCCACTGATCATATGCTTTCATAGTCATGGAGAACTCTTGCTTGTCGCCTGTGTTCTTATTTATTACGTTATATGTAGGCATTAGTTCTGAGGTAGTGGTGTAATTGCTGTTACCTTTGCAGATGGTTTTGATGCTTCAAAGACTTTCTTTGCTTCTATCGCACAAGAACCTTTAACATCTTCGGTAAGTCGTCTGCTACCCAAGGTAGGCAACCTGTATGTAACTCGATAGGGATACTGTTTCATCATTACTCAATCTTTAAACATGGTTGAAGGTCGTCTCTATATGTATCATTACATTCACAGTCCTCTGAGCACCACCCAAGCGCCTCTGAGACGACGGGGAACTGGCATACGAAGTGTCGCTTGCAGAGTTCTGCAATCTCCATGTGCTCCTTCTGAGTACCGTTAGCGGTACGCAGATTTATATAATGTATCCATGACCTGAGATTTCCTGTCATGTATAATTTAGTTTGTACTGCCAATGGGAGTACAAAACGAGCACACTCCTTTGCAATACCATCATCAAGCATCTTCTTGTACAGATCCATACCACTCTCAAAGTGATGTTGCATTAAGATCTCATACTTCTGAACCAAGAATGGATCTACATCATTGATACTATTCTGACGGTTCTTAGTGTCCTGTCTACGCAACTCAGGCAGGGAGATCTTATCTCCGAGGGCAGATGAATCTGCATAGCGTTGTGAAAACTCTTGGAAGCAGAATGAACGGTGCCTCAGGATCTGAGCTGCCAGACCACGAGTCGTCTCAATCTGCAAGGTCATTGATGCTTGCTCAAACACAGACCAATGCCCATGCTGAATACAATACTTCAATAGACCTGCAACCTTAGGGTTGGTTTGGTTTGCTGGGTTGCTTACTCGTGCAATGTACCCAATAGTTTTCTCTGCATCAGGTGTTACAGAGATCAAGCATACTTGTGGTTTCATTTGAATAATGTTCGGAAAAGAATATAAAGAGCGAGTGATTTGACATAACCAATAGCAGGTAGTCCAAACAAGAACGGCATAGATAAGTTCCACGCCACCCATACAATGAAGGGTGCAAAGATAACACCTACAATGCCCGTTAGTATACTAACAGATAAGTCTTTTGTCTCTGCACTGGGGTCCTCTGAATTGTCATCTTTATTCAGTTGAACCGTGTACATGGAGTTCTTCATTTCTTATTCTTAGTAACAGGTGCTTGTTGTGCTCCCCATAGTTTTGGGTTTGCCCGACCCTCTGACTGAGTGAACTTAATAAAGTCTTTCTTGTACTTGTCGTAGTAATAATCAAACATTTCTACTTGGTTTCTACCAATAGAAATATCATAGTGACTGATACCATCGATCAGATACTCAACTAGGTATGCGGTGTAAGGTAATGTCTTGTCTAATGAGATGGAAGGATCACAATCTTCATGAATGATCTTCAACTTCTATTCCCCCAGTTGATTTCAGGAAATGCCTCTTGGACACATGATTTGGTAACTTTAAAACGTTTACCCAGGACTTTATCCTTTGCCTTGATCAGTACATCTGCTTCATCAGGATGCAATCCTTCTAGAAGTTGGATAAACATTTGCTCACGCTTCATTGGTTTAACACTTGAACCACCCTTAAAGAAGTGATGCAGGATGCGCGATTCATGAATCAGATTAGTATGTTCAGTGCCAGCAGGTGCTTCATTCTTATTGAATGGAGGAGCACCCTCAGGCATGAGTGACACAATGGATTCATCATAATTAATGATGAGGATCATACGCAACGCTGCTGAGTTGTTCTGTTGCAGAATTTGAATCTTTTCTGCCTTAGTCTTTGCGTTGTGTGCCTTTTGTAGGATCTCAGAGATAAGTAATTTCATTTCAAAAATCAGTAATGTGGTCTAGCATTTCTTTCAACTCATGCTTACCGAAGTAAACATACATCTGACCTCTACCAGGAGGTTCAGTAGTTTCAAATGTATTTAGGATGTCATCATTGACCTGCGATGGAATGTAATCAAAGTCAATTAACTTTTGATTACGTTCGTAGTTCTGAGTAGTAATGTCATCACAGAATTGTTCAGGTGCCATCTCCAACCATCGTTCAATCTTTACCTTGGACAATGGTCGTTGACGCTTACCAGCAACAAAGGTATCATCATCAGAAAGATAGTTGGGAATACCATCTCCACGATCACCCTTAATAATATGTTCGAGAAGATACTTCTTAGGGTCTAAGCATTCAACAAACTTCTTTTGTACAGGATTAAACTGATCAACAAAATTATATCGTTGGAGTTGCTGGAAGTCTTTGTCCCCACTGAGGATGAGTACCTTCTGTGGTGGTTGCATATTGTTTTGCAACCTGATGTTTCGGTGTGCTTGGTCCTTTACCAGGGATGCAATCACATCATCTGCCTCAGCACCATCTACTTCAATAACTTTATAAGGAAGGAACTCTTTGATCTCATCTCGAATATGATTCAAGACTTCAAAGATTTCATTCCAGTCGAGAGATGATTTCTCTCTGTCCCGCTTACGAGTACCTTTGTAGTAAGAGAACTCCTTACGTCGCCAGTAATGCTTACTGTCATAGCAAAGGACTAGTTCTCCATACGTTTTATGAAACTTATTACGATAGAAACGTAATGAATTTAGAACCATATGGCGAACTAGTCGCTCGCTAAGTTTAGAATCGGTACTTGTCAAGGACACCATCAGGTTGCTGATGCAGACCTGATTCATATCAACAAGAATCATTAGACCTCAATCGTCTTCGTCTACCATCATATCATCTTCTTCGTCGAGGCGCAAGTAGATGAGAGGTTGATCTGTCAACTCTCCATTTTCATCATACATTTCGGGATGCATGACGACTCTGGCATAGTCCGCTCGATCAACCCAGATGTCAAAGACATGCTTCAAGTTCCACGATGCGATGAAACCCAAAGCAAAACTTCCTAACGTTAGGAAGAAAGCGATGTAAAGAAATGATGCATCTGCCATAACGGTTCTCCCTATGTTAATATTATTTAGTACGTTTTTTAGTAAGCGTACTTCCAAGTTTACGACCAGGTTTACGTTCTGCATGGTACTGCCATGCATCTTCAAGGATACTATACAAGTAGTCCTTGATCTTACGTGCCTTTGGTTTGGGAATGTGACCGTATGCTTCTCGCAACTGTTTGTCACCACCTTTGATGTAGTCTTCCAACTCTAAGACAGTGAAGTTTAGATTGGCAGCAGTAGTAGACTCAATGAAAACATTGGTCTGCCGCCTCGTCCACTTGTTCATCTTCAAGTATGGATATAATTTGAAGAGAAACTTTTGCTCTGTCATAGCAAGATCAATTGATCTTTCTATTAATTGATAGAGTTCTTCTTCATTGATGTCAGTCATTAGATAAATGAGTTTTCACGGAGATACTTAACTGCTTCGGTGCAACCACCGATGCGTTGTCCATTGATTAATACCTGTGGGAAGGTAGCACCAGCACCAAACTCTTGCTTGAATTGTGTGCGAGTGAACTGCTGGTCCAGGACATGCTCACTATAAGTCCAACCACGCATTCTGTAAACCTCTTTGATCTTGGTGCAATATGGACACCCAGGTCTCGTGTAGATGACTGTGCCGCCAGGATTATTTGCCATGATAATTATTAATAAAGATTAAAAAAGGGGAGCAATGCTCCCCCTATATAGCATCAAGTTATCTTGAAGATCAGAAGGAATACTTCACACCCAATTTAGCACCGTATCCACGGTCAAGATCCTCATCGCCACTACCCACGAAGGAGACTTCGCCGTATGCACCCAGAGCATCGGTGAGGGAGACGCCAACGCCTGCCTTACCAGAAGGAACGGTATCGGTCTCGCCNCCGTCAGGAGTCACCAGGGTAGCGCCNCCNTGGACGTAGTANGAAGCACTCTCGCCCAGAGCACCTTCATATCCCAGGTGAAGGTCTGTTCCAGCGCCGTTGTACTCGGATCCAGTCCAACCAGCGTTGGTTTCCACGTTGACGTAGGGACCAGCGAAAGCGGCACCAGCAGAGACAGAAAGGGCAGCGGTTGCTGCAAATACAGATTTGATCATTTTTATTTAAAAGTTTGTTTACTTGTGGAGTTGAACCCACAGATGATAGAGGGATCGACATTCCCTCGTTTGTTAAGAAGCGCAACAATGTCACGCTTTGTTATGTATAATACCACACGACCGAAAATTGTTTCCCTTGTGCCAGTTTGGTTAGAGTCCCAACACTTCCGTGTGGATTACCTATAAAGTATAGCAGGTTCTCCAACCTCTGTCAAGCGTTAGTCTTTGCCGATGGCATTTCGGATCTGCTCAACCTGTTCGGGAGTAGGAACCTGATCAACTTCAATGGGTTCTGTTGGCATGTCAGGCATCACATCTTTAAGTTCTTCCAGTGCT